CGGAGGACATCGACGCATGGGTCCGGAAGCACGCGGCGAAGCCGTGCGCGGAGTGCGGCGGGATGCGCATCGATGCCTAAGTGGACAAACGAGGACATTCCCATAATTTGTCACCTTGCGCACCCCCATCCGGAACCGTAGCATCCTCACAACGATCAGTACTGCCCCCAAGGCCCCGCCCACGCGGGGCTTTTTTCATTGGAGCGGAGGAATGTGGCGCATCATCGGCACCGATAAGGTCACGCTCAAGCTCGTCGAGGTGACGACCGCGGACAACCCCGCAGAGAAGGAAATCATCTTGCGCCAGGAGGCGCGGAACTATGACGACCTGCGGGCGGTGTCGCTGCGGGCGTTGCCGCCCGGGGCGCGGATGCGGATGCAGGTGACGGTATGAGCGGCGGCGGAATTCACAGGGGAGCGGAAGCGACAGCGATAAAAGTCGCCCGCCGGAAGAAGCTGTTCCTCGCCGCGTTCGTGCGCCAGGCGTGCGACGTAACCGCCGCGTGCAAGGCCACGGACATCTGTCGGGCGCAGGTCTACTCGTGGCGCAAAGCCGATCCCTTGTTTGAGGTCGCGTTCATCGAGGCCACCGAGCAGGACCTCGACTACACCGAATCGCAGCTGAAGAAGAACATCAAGGCCGGGAAGGAAGCGTCGATCTTTTTCCACCTCAAGTGCAAGGGCAAGAAGCGCGGGTGGGTGGAGCGCCAGGAGGTCACCGGAGCAGACGGCGTGCCTCTGCATGGCGCAGCGTCCGAAGAAGAAGAGCGCCGTCTGAGGAGCATGCCGCTCGATGATCTCAAGCGAATCCGAGACATTTACCGAACAGGAAGCGCCGCTGCCGTCGTGGGAGGCGGTGGACAGGATCCTCGCGGAGAGGAGCCTGCGCGAGTTCATTGAGCAGGCGTGGCACATCGTCGAGCCGTTGGCGTCTTTCGTCCCCGGCTGGCACATCGATTGCCTCTGCGAGCACCTCGAAGCGGTAAGCAGCGGGCAGATCAAGCGGCTGATCGTGAACGAGCCGCCCCGAACGATGAAGTCGGGCCTGATCTCCGTCTTCTGGCCGGTGTGGGAGTGGGCGACGAGGCCGACGACCCGCTGGATGTTCTCGTCGTACTCCATGGGCCTCTCCGTTCGAGACTCGCTCCGCTGCCGGCGGATCATCGAGAGTCCATGGCACCAGGCCCGGTGGGGGCGTGTGTACCAGATGACCGGCGATCAGAACGTGAAGAGCCGGTACGAGAACGACAAGGCGGGATACCGCCTCGCAACGTCCGTCGGCGGGTCGGTGATCGGAGAAGGTGCGGACATCCTGGTCTGCGACGATCCGAACAACCTCGACGAGATCCATTCGGATCCGGCGCGCGACGGCGTGAATCGCTGGCTCGACGAGGTGTGGAGCACCCGCATGAACGACCCGAAGACGGGTCGGCAGGTGATCGTACAGCAGCGAGGCCACGAGCGGGACGCCACGGGACACCTGCTGTCGCAGGACACGACGTGGGAACACATCATGCTGCCGATGGAGTTCGACGGGAAGCGGCGGTCGACGTCCCTGGGGGCCTACGATCCCCGAAAGGAAGTAGGTGAGCTGCTGTGGCCTGAGCGGTTCGACTCGGCGGTGCTGAAAGACCTGAAGACCCGCCTGGGCTCATACGGCGCCGCGGGGCAGCTGCAGCAGTCGCCCGCACCGGCCGGCGGCGGCATCTTCAAGCGTGAGCACTGGCGGTTCTACAAGGCCCGGCCCGCCAAGTTCGACGAGATCGTCCTGTCGTGGGACATGACCTTCAAGAAGACCACCGATTCCGATTACGTCGCCGGCGGCGCCTGGGGGCGGGTCGGAGCGGACAAGTACCTGATCGACCGGGTCAAGGAACGGATGGGATTCGCCGATTCCGTCAAGGCCGTCCGCGCGATGAAGGCCCGGTGGCCGCAAGCGGTGGCGATCCTGGTCGAAGACAAGGCCAACGGGCCGGCCATCATCGAGACGCTGCAGAAGGAGATCCCCGGGGTGATCGCGGTCAACCCGGAGGGCGGCAAAGAAGCCCGGGCGTACGCGATCCAGCCCGAGCATGAGGCCGGGAACCTGTACCTGCCGGATTCGTCGATCGCTCCGTGGGTCGATGAGTACATCGGCGAGATGGCGTCCTTCCCCCGCGGGGCGAACGACGACGAGGTCGACCAGACCACGCAAGCAATCAACTGGTGGCGGAACCGGGGAACGCCCGGATTCTTTTTCGCATGAGACGGAGGCGCCGTTGCTGAACGAACTCATCGATCGTGTCGCCCGCTGGCGGGGGTACCAGAGTCCCGAGGAAGTGGGCAAGGCCATCGAGGAAGCCAAAGCCTCCGTCGCCGTCCCGGACAGCCTGATATCCTCCGTGATGACGGCGATGACGACCGGGATCTCCCCCGAGAAGTCATGGGGACAGCTCGTGGACTCCTACCGCAGTTGGGTCTACACGGCGATCGACAAGATCGGGAAGACCGTCGGCTCACGGAACATGCACCTGTTCGTGTACCGCCGCAAATCGGGCGAGAAGATCATCGACTCCATGGCGATCCACCTGAAGATCATGGCCCTCGACACGGAGAAGGAGCGCGCGTACGCCCTGAAGGAGATGGGCATTGAGAAGCAGGAGGTCTTCGATCATCCGTTTCTCTCCCTGATGCACCGGCCCAACGGGATCATGTCCAGGATGGTGCTGTGGTACGAGACGATCCTGCGGATGGAGCTCGGCGGGCTGTGCGCGTGGTACATGCCGCCAAACGGCCTGAAGCTCCCGGGAGAGATCTGGCCGCTGCCGCTTCAAAAGACCGCGACGATCAGCCCGCGGGTCAACGCGCAGCTGCAGATCGAGGAGTGGATCTACCGGGACGGCACGGTGAACAACCGGTACGCGCCCCAGGACATCCTCACGATGAAGTATCCGAATCCCGCCTCTCCCTTCCTTGGCTTCTCCCCCCTGATGGCGCAGACCTACCCGTACGACATCGACCTGTTCCTCATGCAGCAGCAGCGAGCCCTGTTCCAGAACAAGGGCATCCCCGGGATCCACCTGCACACGGATCAGCCGCTCACCAGGGAGCAGGCTCTAGAGCTCCGCACACAGGTCATGGAACAATTCGGCGCCGCCGCGCAGTCCGGCCGGCCGATGGTGACGCATTCGGGGCTGGCCGCGGAGAAGACCGGCTGGTCGAACCGGGACTCGATGTTCGGCGACGTTTCGAAGTGGTCGCGTGAAAAACTGATAACGTCCTACGACCTCTCCGAGGGCAAGCTCGGCCTCGAGGTCCCGAGCAACCGGGCGAACATGGAGGTCCTCGACGAGACGTTCGAGAAGGAGTGCATCATCCCGAAGTGCATGCTGATCGAGGAGCAGATCAACACGTTCCTGCTGCCGCGGTACGACCGCGGACTGGTGGCCGAGTTCGAGCGGATGGATATCGGAGACCGCGAATTCGACATGCGGGAAACCGAGATGGAGCTGCGGACCTTCGTCACCGTGATCAACGAGGTCCGCGCGCGGAAGGGAAAGCCTCCCGTCCCGTGGGGCGACAAGCCGTGGATCCCGTTCGGGCTGTCGCAGGATCCGGAGGCGGTGAGCGAGCCGACCCCGCCGGCGGAGCCCCCCCCGGCGAAAGAAGACGGCGAGCCTGAGGAGAAGGGGTCTGCGGCGTCCCGTGTCCGGAACTGGCGGCGCTTCATCTCCCGGCAGACCCCCTGGGAGAAGATGGTCACGTCGCAGATGAAGGGGTACTTCCGGAACTTGGGCTCGGAGGTGGTCGGGCGGCTGAACAAGCTCGGCCCCAGGGTCGAGGCGCAGTACGCCGGCTGGTCCCGCAAGGCTGTCCAGGAGCACATCGCCAAGAAGGGCGTCGGCGACGACATCAACATCGACAAGAAGGCGGAGATCGCACGGCTTCGACTGCTCGTCAAGCCTCCCGTCACCGCGCTGGTGGAGGAGGGCGGCAAGCGGATCCTGCGCGAGATCGGTGTCAACTTCGCATTCGACGTGAACGATCCCAAAGTCGCGAAGTGGCTCGGCTCCCGGATGGACATGTTCTCCACGGAGGTCGCCGGCACCACCTTCGACGACATCCGGGCGGTGCTGCGGCAGGGATTCTCCGACGGCAAGCCGCTCTCCGTCATCGCGGACACGCTCCGGGAGACGTTCGACTCCTACGACAAGTATCGGGCCCCCCTGATCGCGCGCACGGAGACGATTGCGGCGTCGAATAAGGCGGATCTGCTGGCGATCCGTCAGGCGGGAATCGAGGAGAAGGTCGTCAAGACCTGGCTCACCGCGGGGGACGAGAACGTGCGGCCGACGCATCAGCAGGCCGGCGAGCAGTACGCGGACGGGATACCGATCGGCGATCTGTTCCAGGTCGGCGACGACGAGATGGACGCCCCAGGGAACGGAAGCGATCCGGCGGAGACGATCAACTGCCGGTGCGCGCTCGGGTACGAGAAAGCCTGATCACCTGTTCCACGTGAAACCTTTCGACCCCGCTCCGGCGGGGTTTTTCATTTCTGCAACC